AAAAAGAAAAAAGGTTACTAATGTTAATAAACGACTTCTCAAAATGCATTGGAGTTTCACCACCAAAAACATGTGACGTTGGATATTGGTGGCAAGAGGCAGTAGAAAAAATGAGTGACTTTCAGTTATTAGACCTTAAAAACTATGGTTTCTTATCTAAAAGCAATCAGCCAAATCTTAAACGAATGAACCAGTTATTAATAAAGCAAATTGAAAAAAGACAACTATTAAGCACTCTCGTATGAGAGTGCTTTTCCATTGAAAGGGGTGGTGATTATGTAGAAATATGAAAATAGTAATAGAATTACCTCTATTATCCATGTATATTTGTGTATAAGGAGGGATACTGATGGTAGCGATAATTATTATACTATTTTTAATTGCATTTGTTTTAATGATACCATACGCCTTTATAAAGGTTGCGCGTTCCAAACCACAAGAATGTACAACATGTGGCAGGAAAATAAAAATGGTAACAAACATTGTAAAATGTCCATTTTGCAAAACCAAGTATTTTAAACATGCAGATGGAACATATCGAATCAAAGAATAGCACTCAATAATGGGTGCTTTTTATTATGCCAAAAAGAGGTGAAATCATGGCAACAATTCGCACCGCGATACAAATCGAAGATCGCTTGAGTCAACCTATTCGAGCTATGCATAACGCTGTTTCAATGATGGTCAACCAAATGGAAGCGATGCATACTGCTTCAGGAACTATGTTTGATACTTCGTCAATAGCGCTAATGCGTCGTGAACTAGCTAATGCAGCATCTTCAATGAATCAAATTGAGCAAGAGGTTCGTGCTGCTGCTGGTGCACAAGACCAACTTAACAATCGAATACGGGATGGCACAGGCGAAATGGATGGATTGTTAGGTAAAGTTGGAGCTTTAATCGGTGCTTATTTATCCATACAGGGTTTGGGAAAAGTAATCGAGATTTCTGACGAACTAACCAATACTAAGGCTCGTGTACAACTACTAGTAGAGGATATGCCTGTAATCCCCGATCAGTTAGCAAAAGTAGATTTCGGGCTTGATGACATGAGTGACATAGAACTTGCTCAACAACTTATTCACGATGCTGCGCAACGATCATACTCATCATTTAAAGATACTGCTGACATGGTTTCGAGAATTGGTACTAATGCTCGTGATTCATTTGGGAACTTGGGAGAAGTAGTAGCATTCACCGAACTTGTACAAAAGCAATTTGGTATTGCGGGGGCAAGCGCTGTTGAAGCAAGTAATGCAACGATTCAATTATCTCAAGCTTTAGCCAGTGGTGTGTTACGAGGTGACGAACTTAACTCGATCTTTGAACAAGCACCAAACTTAATTTCAACTATTGCTGATTATATGGGGGAACCGTTAGGGAAAATTCGCGATCTAGCGGCTGATGGAATGATTACTGCCGACATTGTTAAAAACGCAATGTTCGCAGCCTCGGATGATATTAATAAAAAGTTTGACAGTATGCCAGTAACTTGGTCGCAAATGTGGACGTACTTCCAAAATGAAGCCTTGCGAGCTTTTGGCCCTGTATTACAAAAAATAAATGAGATTGCAAATAGCGAGCGATTTAAAGAATTTGCTGCTAGTGCTACACAAGCGTTGTATTTAATAGCTAGTGTTATAAATTATGCCTTTAGTACGATTGCTTCAATAGGTGGATTTATTTATGATAATTGGTCATTTATAGGGCCGGTTATACTAGGGGTTGCAGGTGTTATTGGTGTACTAATAACATATCTAACTCTTGCTAGAGCAGCAATTATTGCTATAACAGTAGTTCAATGGCTATGGAATGCAGCGCAATTAGCAAACCCAATAGTATGGATAGTAATGGCTATAATAGCCCTCGTTGCAATAATTTACTTAGCTGTTGCTGCAATAAACCACTTTACAGGGTCATCGATCAGTGCTACAGGTATTGTAGCAGGGGCGTTCATGGTACTAGGTACCGCAATTTATAATGTAATAGCCTATATGTGGAATATGTGGGCTTCTTATGTGGAATTCTTTGTAAACGTATTGAAAAATCCTGTGTATTCAGTAAAAAGATTGTTTTACAATTTAGCTACAAATGTATTAGATGTCATAATATCAATGACAAGAGGATGGGATGGTTTCGCCACTAGTTTTGTTAACGCCATCATAGATGCAGTAAATAAAGCTATCCGAGCATGGAATTGGTTTATCGATAAGTTACCAGATGGTATAAGTAAAACTATTGGCTTGAAAGCAGGCACTGAATATTCGCACCGGGAATCAATTACTAGTGATTTAGAGAACCTTAAAGGCACTCTGGGCGATTGGGTCGGCGAACCGCCTGACGACTATTGGAAAGCTCCTAAAATGGAAATGAAGTCTTTAGGTGAAGCTTGGGACACAGGTAAAAATTGGGGTGATAATGCATTCAACTCTAATGGTGGAAAAGGCGGCAACACTGATGCTCTAATGAAATCCATTAACGACGCCATGGGATTAGGCGACAAACTCGATAAAGGCAATGAGGCAGGCAAGAAAACGGCTGACAATACTAAGAAAACAGCCGATGGCGTTAAGATGATGAATGAAGATCTAAAATACCTGCGTGATATTGCAGCGCAAGAGGCCATCAATCGCTTTACTACTGCAAAAATAGAAGTCAAAATGAGCAATGAAAATCATATAAACAATGACATGGATCTTGATGGTATCATTGATCAAATGGTCGTAAAAACAGAAGAAGCTATGCAAACAGTTGCGGAAGGGGTGTAACAAGGTATGTACAATTTCTTCTTAGATGGCGTACAGTTACCTGTTGCGCCTGCTGAGTTAACAATAAATATAAACAACAAAAACGAAACTATCACACTCATTGATAGCGGTGAGATTAATCTATTAAAAAAGGCTGGACTCACTGATTTTAGTTTTAAGATCTTATTACCAAACGTGAAATACCCTTTTGCGGTCTACCCTAACGGATTTCAACCAGCAACTTACTATACGGACAAACTAGAGGCGCTGAAACTTAATCAGAAGCCTTTTTATTTTCTTGTCAATCGCATGAAACCTAATGGTACGTTGCTGTTTGATACAAATATCTTAGTTTCATTAGAGTCATATACAATTTACGAATCAGCAGAGAACGGTTTTGATTTAGAAGTAGATATAGAACTAAAACAATATCGTACATGGGGTACAAAAAAAGTTGAAATCGTTACAACAGCCAAAAATACAAAAGCTCCGGCGACGTCTAAAGTAGAAAAGAAGCGTGACACGAGCACAAAAAGTACAGCCAAAACCCACAAGGTTGTAAAAGGGGATACTTTGTGGGGCATTTGTAAAAAGTATTTCGGAACTGTAACGGATTCAAAAATTAATGAAATTGTGAAATTAAACAATTTAGCAAATCCTAATCTTATAAAGGAGGGGCAGGTGTTGAAGCTTGGCTGAATGTAAACTGCTCATCCAAAATGGATCAAATATACAGCAATGTGTGGTTGAGGAAGGCATTGTGTTAGAAACAGCTAGACGAAAAACGGCTGGCAAACTCTCATTCACAGTTTTAAAGGATGAAGCCCTCGACTTTCAAGAGGGTAATCCCGTTATCTTTATATATGATGGTCAGAAGGTCTTTTATGGCTTTGTGTTTACAAAAGAACGCTCTAATAATGAGAAAATAAAAGTAGTCGCATACGATGCGCTAAGGTACTTTAAAAACAAGGATACGTACGTATACACAAAGAAAACAGCCTCACAAATACTCAAAATGTTGATTGCTGATTTTAAGCTAAAGTTTGGTTTGGTTGATGATACCAAGTACGTAATCCCTTCCGGAGCAGAAGACAATAAAGAGCTTTTTGAGATTGTACAAAATGCTCTTGATCAAACAACACAAGCTACAGGAGCTATGTACGTATTGTTTGCTGATCACAATGGCATCAATTTAAAAAATATGAAAGACATGAAACTCAACATTTTAATTGATGAAACAACAAGCGAAAGCTTCTCATATGCTACTTCCATTGATTCAGAAACGTATAACAAGATCAAGTTAGTATACGAGAATAAAGATAAAGGGAAGCGTGAAGTATATATCGCTCAAGACTCATCTAATCAAAACAGATGGGGAGTGCTACAATATTTTGAATCGATTCAAAGCAACACAAATGGGAAGCTTAAAGCCGACACTTTGCTCAAATTGTACAATAAGAAAACACGGAAATTATCAATCAATAAAGTAAAAGGAGATATTCGTGTACGTGGTGGCTCATTGTTACCTATTATGTTGTATCTCGGTGATATGACCGTATCTAACCACATGGTCGTGGAGAGTGCCAAACACACATTTACGGAATCTCAGCACACGATGGATTTAGTGTTTATAGGAGGCGAGTTTAATGCGTAGTATCAACGATTTATTAGTGTTAATCAAACAAACATCACTAGATGCCATTCGTGCCAGCAACCCTTTAGAAGTACGCTATGGTACCGTGATTAATGAGAACCCTCTTAAAATACAAGTAGACCAAAAATTAATCCTTAGTGATGCTCACTTAAAACTAACTCGCAATGTCACCGATTATGAAACGGAAATGAGTATAGACGGTGGTGCTAAACAAATGTATAAAGTGTTTAATGCACTAAAACAAGACGAAAAAGTGGTATTGCTTAGAATTCAAGGAGGCATGCCCTTTTTAGTAGTGGATAGGGTGTGATGATATGTTGCCAGAAGTTGAAAATGATGGTTTATTAATAGACTTTGAGGAAGTTGTTGAACCCTCTAATACTTTCAAAATAAATAACGAATTAGATCGCTGTTATGGTACCGTTGATGAACTAGAGGCCATGAAACAAGCGATTTTTTTAATGCTTAATATCGAACGATATGATTACTTAATTTATAGCTGGAACACTGGCTTTGAAACTAATGATCTAATTGGTCAACCAACAGTATATGTTGCCAGCGAAGTAAAACGACGCATCCGAGAGGCTTTACTACAGGATGATCGTATTACGGAAGTAGATACTTTTGAAGTAACAACAAATAAAAATAAAGTGCATGTACAATACACAGCACATACCATATTTGGTGAAATCACAGCAGAGAAAGAGGTGGATTATTGATGGCAGTAGCCTTTGATTTAAATGCTTCCTATGAGGATTTATTAGTTCAGAAACTATCCAATGTACCAACGCAGGATAAACGAGAGACATCGTTGATTTATCAGGCAACAGCAGCCAATACAGCTGAGACAGCTCAAATACTTTTTACATTGCTGAACTACGAAAACCAAATGTTCGCAGACACTGCGCCTCGTGAAAACCTAGTAAGACGTGCTGCTGAGCGAGGGCTTAGCCCAACTCCTGCAACGAAAGCTATTCGAAAAGGTGTATTCAACATAGATGTCTCAATAGGAGCTCGTTTTTCACAGGAAGAATACAACTATGTAGCCATTGAGAAAATAGAAAACGGTATTTTTAAGTTGGAATGTGAAACAGTAGGCGAGGTCGGGAATTTCGAGACGGGGCAACTTATACCAATTGATTACATTACAGGTCTTGAAACAGCTCAGTTAACAGACTTGTTGATTCCAGGAGAGAACGAGGAAGATACAGAAACTTTCAGGTCACGTTATTTCAATAGCTTTGAAAGTGTTTCGTTTGGAGGCAATCGCGCTGACTACAAAGAACGTGTAGGAAATATACCTGGTGTTGGAGGTGCACGCATTTACCGAGCTAAATATGGTGGTGGAACTGTTGGTGTTACAATCATTGATTCCACGTATTCAAAGCCGTCCACAGCATTAATAGAGTTGGTGCAACAGTTAGTAGATCCGCTGGATGCACAAGGTGACGGAGTTGGACTTGCTCCAATAGACCATATTGTTACAATCTCGGCTGTTAACGAAACCGTAGTAAATATAGCTACAACATTAACATTACAATCAGGATGGTCCTTTGCAGATGTAGAGAGCGCCATTCAAGAAGTAATCGATGGATACTTTAAAGAAATTGCCGAACTATGGGCAAAGGCTGTTACAAAGCAAGAAGATAATACAGGGTTGATCGTCCGTATTAGTCAAATCGAAACACGTATTCTTGGCATTGATGGGGTCATTGATATTGCTAATACAAAATTAAATGACACAGCAAGTAACCTTGAGCTTGATAAAGAGGCTATACCAAAGAGGGGGACTGTAAGTGGCTAGAGAAGTGGATATTTTAAGCTATTTCCCCCCTATCCTGCATGAAATAAAAGAGCTACAAAAAATTGCATCACTTGAAAATCCATCATTAGAGCGAGTATGGGAACTAACTGAATCATTGTTGAATAATCAATTTATCTTAACTCTCGATGAACGTGGTGCCAGTCGTTATGAGAAAATGCTTGGTTTAGTGGCAGGTGAATCAGAAACTCTTGAGACA